TACTACTCTCTCATCAGCCGTAGTTATTCTTCAGTTTCAAAACGACAGAGTAAGTGTCGCCACTACTCGCGTTTGTGGTGGTGAAAAGAAGATCGCCCGTCTTGCCAGAAGCGGCGGCAGTGTTGGGCAGACCCACAAACTCAGAAAAGTCGAGCGTGTCGCCATAGTCAGCGATTAGCTCCCACGCCAGAACATTGGTGGTTGCATCGCAAAAAATCTGCACACCCATGCCCTTGGTCGTGTACCAGATGCATTCTATATTGACGCTGGTACAGGCACCCTTGCTTGCAGGGTCTGCACTTAACGCCGAAACATCCACCTTGGCTACAGCCGACTCACCGGAGCCATCGCTGACATTGGTGAAGTGCATAACTGCTGTGCGAGGGCCATCCTCAATAATCTTGGTTGTGACTACATCAGCCATCTTGTCCTCCAGATAAGGGGGCTATGCCCCCGTCAGTTTATGATGCGTCTGAAGTGGTAGAGATGCCAAAAAACTTGAGGACAATAACCGTGTCACCACCCGGATCGCCAGAAAGCACAAGCTCTACTTCGTCTGCTGTTTCTGTAGACGCAGTCGTTGTGCCACCGGACATCCCAAGAACGCCATTACAGGGGAAAAATCCCTTGAAGCCTGTAGAGTTGACAGCGGCAGAAATACCATCGACAAAGCCGTCAGTGTCTGCGTCCGTGCCAATATCGTTAAGGTTGACGGAGTTTGAGGCGGCAGTGGTAACAGCGACCAACACGCCCATAGGGATAAAGTTTGAAGGGATGCCAATGGCGGCTTCTTTACCTGTCGTTGCCCCGTTGGCTACGGTAATCGTAGTCTCGTAATTGGACAGCGTCATGGTGCCGGTAATAGCGCCAGTGGTAGAGTTTTTGGTGATATCTTTAAACCCGTTTTCAGAACGGACGGGACCGCTGAATGTGGAATTAGCCATTTGATTCTCCTGTCGTGGCTAGAGTCTAATGTTCCATGTGAAACAGTTAGTCAGGGAAAAAGGGGGGCAAAGCCCCCCGACATGTTAGGAAGTTCCGGGCGAGCCGTAAATTCCGAGTGGATCAGATACGCCAAAGCTGTATCTTTCGCGGGCTTTGTAACGGACGTTGCCCGTATCAAAGTCGCCATCCATTGAAGTCTCCAACGCTGTTCTGTCGAAGTGCTTCATGCCGTTCGGTACATCGGTAATCAAGAAGAAGGCATTAACGTCAGTCAGGAAGTGATTGACAGAGTAGCCTTCTGGGATTGACCCGTTGTTGCGAAGGGCGTTGATGTCGTTGTCAGACGTTCCGACTCGACCCTCAGTCTCAAGCAAGCGAGTTGCCACAAACTGAAGTGCGGGGGGAACAATCAAACGACGAGGCCGTGCCGCGATCAGTAATCCACGCTCATCGGTAAATGCCGCAATGTTAATCACAGCATCTTCCAGTGAGGTTTCATTCAGATCAGCCGCAGTGGTAGGACGGTTGGAATTAGTTCCACCGTTTACCAAGGGGTGAGCTGTGCTGAACAGCGTAACGCCGTCACCAGAGTTGAAGGTGTTGAAGCCGTTGTTAAGGGGGTTAGCCGCCTTAACCTGCTTGGTATGCGCCATTGCCCTTGCAAGAGCTTTTGTGTATCTTGCAGACAATGAGTCATATAGATTGTCCTCCATTGCTTCTTCTGTGATAGAGAAGCCGAGAGCAATCGTTTCGTGATTATACCTAGCAGTGAACGACTCTTGCGCCGAGTCATAGCTGATGGCCGCGCCTTCAGCTTTAACTGGTGCGGCACCAAAGCCGGACAGCTTTACCTCTTCCTCAAACGAACGCTCAGATGATTCAGTCTCGTAAATCATCGTGTGTTCGTCGTCGTACCGCTCGTATTCCAACCCAAATAAGGCGTTCAAACCGGGCAGTAATTCTTTCAACATTTGTGCGCGTGAAATAGCCATTACCTAGTTCTCCTTAAACGCCGAGCTTGGTTTCGTAGGCATGGCTAAGTGGGAGGTACGTCACAATACAGTCGGTGAAAGCATCACCTACCGTACTCTTAGGCCCATCCACGAAGTCCACAATACGAAGCGGAAGCGAGTTGGTGGTTGCGATAGAGCCACCGTCGAGAGCATTCTTGCTCCTTCCGATAGCGGTTGAACCAGCAGTGCTAACAGCCGAGACGTTGTTACCCAGACCTGTCTGGGCAATTGCCTCATCTGCCTGCATCTGGAACAACAGCTTGGGATCATCCACGACATAAGCCATGATGTCACTTGCCGCTGTTGAAGCAGGGAAATACTGGTTGAAGGTTAGCTGACCAGTACCCGGATCAGTGTAAGAAACGCCGACAAAGATGCCGACAGTTCCTGCCACGACAGCAGTAGTAACTGCCGCCTTTTCCAGAGTACCAGTAGCAACCAGCTTGACGAAATCGCCATAAAAGATGTCTGTGGCATAACCACTGGCAATCTTGATATGGCGCACTTTTCCGGTGAAAGAACCAGAAGCACTAAGAGTGCCTACGGGTTCTGCACCCATCGGAGTAGCCGCTGTAGCCATTTTAAGTCTCCAAACTTAGAGTTAAGGCCAAAGCTCTCCGGTAAACCGGAGTCAACTTCGACCAAAGGTAGTCCGAGTTGACCGCTCAGGATTGAGAACGGGCATTCGGGGATCGTTTTGCTTTAAGAAGTTGTTGTCCACAGACTCCATCTGGCTATCGGCAACCTGCTGATAATGAGCTTCCCTCGCCTCTGCGTTAGCCTCTGGCTGTTTGCACAGGAGAAGTCCTCCGATTTCGATGTTCCCTTTGAATCGGGAGTCGATGTCGGACATTACCTCTAGCTCTGGATGATCTTCTGCTTTTACAGGAACCCAACCCTCCCGAAACGCTTGGGAGACATTCGTGTTATCCGCGTGGCCCAATGTACTGGTGCGTATGTACCTAAACACCCATCCGTCTTGCGGAGCAGGGGTAGGCAATACGGAGGCCGGAAGCCACGAATCGCTAGGTCTTGTTTCAACTTCTCTGGACTCTGCGTCCCTGTTAGTGCGCTGTTCTGCCATTACTGAGCCTCCTTAACAAGCTGGTTGGCATATTGTTCTGGTGTTAGCCCTAGCCTCTTGGCTAGACTTAGCTGAGTGCGAGTCAGCTTCACCTTGCGTGGCTTTGCGCCGTTATTCCGTGAGGAAGGCGCTGTGACCACGGGGGGACTTTTAGTGACGGGTTCTTCCGTAGAAACTTCCTCGTCGCCAAAGTATTCTGGAAACTTAGAGCGCATCGTGCGATCTATAGTCTCAAAGTATTCGTCGGAATTGGGGTCATACCCCTCATCCCTAACAAGCCGCTCATGGATACCATACGCCAGAGCAGTCATGTCTTTTTCCTGACCAAACCACGGGTTGTCCTGCGCCCACTTAGCCGCTTTTTCTGTTGGCTGGGGTGGCGCTTGGACCTGTGGCTGTGGCTGTGGTTCTGGATAACGCTGATACTGCTGTTGCGGTTGTTGAGCGCGTCTTTGCTGGTCAGCATTCATCTGGTTCATCTGGTAATCAGCAGACTGGAACTCAGACTGGGCCTTGATCATAGCCTCTTGTGCTTCGACAACCTTATCGGTATTTCCCTCTTCGTATGCTTGGCGATAATGACTTTTAGCTTGCTCCAGCGCCAGATTAGCTCGCTCTCGAATCTGATGAACCAGATACTGCTCGCCCTCTTGGATGATTGCATGATACTTCTTGTTTTCATCCGCATACTTCTGTGCCACTCTGACAGCTTCTTCACGCATCTTTTCAGCGGCTTCGCGTTGCCTGCGCTCTTCATGTTGTTGATAGCGTAGTTTATTAATGCGCTTTTTGACCTTGTCCGAGTAACCCTCCAGTTCTTCGTCGTCTGATTCAACTGTCTCCTCCTTAGCTTCTTTGGCCGGAGGACGACGATCCTCTGGGGGCCGGTCATCTACGACTTCGACATCAACATCGGACTGCTCGCCACCGATTGTTGTCTTGACACCAAAAAACTTGTCCTCAGTGGACATGGTTTGCTCTTCCATCTGCTCTTCGCTCATACCTTCACAATCCCCCTTGGGTCTTCAACTACTGCTTCAACGCTGTCGTCATTGATAAGGCGAAACTCCTTACCATGAACCTTGAATCGCGTTCCGCTATATGAGCGCATCAGCACCCAATCACCTTCCTCACACCACGGGCCGCTTGGGAAACGCTTCTTGTCTCCGTAAGCGTCAGCGCCCATCTTCATTACAAACCCGCAAACAGAACCAATCTCTTCTGTCAGCATGGTTTCTCTTGCCTTGAGGATGCCCCCTTCCGTCATTTCTTCCGGTTCTGGGAGAGCAATGAGTAATTTGTAGCCTTTCGGGTCCGGTAGTTGCTTGGCAACTTGTGTGTCTTCTTCAGTCATAGTCCGTTCCTGCACCAGAGATAGGTGTCTGGTGTCACCATGCGTTACCGTTTGTAACGAATTACTCGCGCTCCAACCTGTCGTCTAGGTCCAGTAGCGTTCTCTCTGCAAAGGCCAGCCCTTGGATGATCCCCACGTTACGAGAATACTCATCCATGTCCTTGCAACCGCCCACCGCCATGTGATCTGAGACCTCGTTCATCTGGGTTCTCAAGTCATTCTGTATAGCCTGTAGGACGTTATTCGTTGCCTTTTTCGTCATCTAGGGTGTCCCTGATTAGATTGAATCCAGCCTTGAATCCCTCAATCTCTTGTTGAGATTCCTCTTTGGAATCCTGCATCGCCACCTTTGCGGCGATCTTTGCGCTTTCTAGGCGTTCCTCTTGATCCATCTTCTCCAGATCAAGCATTGTCTTGGCTTGTGCTTTCTGTGCATCGACTTGGACTTTCGCCATGTCGGTCTGCGCCTTAGCCGCCGCCTGTTGCTCCTTGATCGCCAACTCTCGTTGTTGCATCTGAATTACAGGGTCTTGCGACTGCTTGGCGTTTTGCTCTGCCTGCGCCATCATCTGGGCCTTGCCTGTAAGCTGTTCTGCGGCAGGCACTGCCAGTCTGGATATACGCAGTTCGATATCCTCAGGTAGCTTCTCTTCTGGACCGGGAAGCTCCACACCCAGTTCCTTCTCAATCTTGGACCTGTATAGAAACGCTACGTGTTCTGCAATGTGGGCGGCAAAAGCGGCCTCTATGGCCTTCTTATTGGGCGCTCTGGCAACCATCTTCATAATGTCGGGGTTCTGCATTGCCGCCATGTGAACTTGGATGTGCGCTTCGTGATCCTGATATATGAATGCCTTCACTGGGTCTCCAGTGATAATGTTCATGTTCTCTGTGATCGGGTCTGTCGGCTTGATGTCGTCCTCTGTTGGAACGATCTTGTCTGCATCCTGAATGCCCAGAACGTCTAACATCTGGCGGTGAAGCAGTGGCATGTCATACATCTGGGGTGCCTGAGCCGCCAACTGCAACGCCGCCTGATACTGCATGATTCTTTGCGCCATCGTCCCTGCATTGGGATCGCTGACTGGAATAATATCTACCTTGTCATCAAAGTCTGTCGGGACAGTCTGCCCGTTCTCCTCTTCATAGGGGTAAACCTCTGGGCCGTAGTCCCTGACAAGCTCCGACAGTATTTTCAGTTCCTTGGAGACGGCGGCATGAACACGGGCCTGCACCGCACTCATCACCTTCATCTCGCGCTCTAGCACTGCTAGTGTGGTGCCAACCGGCGCTTCTCCGTTGATGTCTGAGGCTTTGACATCCGCCGCTGACGCGAATCGACGCCCCTCATTCACAATATCACCCAGCAACTGGTAGAGGACGTTGCTTGGCTCCTTGTATGGCAGGAAGGTGATGTTGTCACGGATAGCACCACCCGGAACGTCTACATCACGGAACTCGCCGGGCATGATTGGCGTATCATCACCCTTGATTCTGAGTCCTCTGGACTTCAACCCTCCCGGTAGGTTGGCAAGTGTTCCAGCGTCTACCAACTGTCGGAGCAGGGATGTTGCCGACTTGGATAGACCGCCGATCATGTGTACCAAGCCAAACCCATAAAATCCCAGCCCCGGCAGATACTGGTAGTGGACGTAGTGATCCCTCTTCATTTTCTTGGGATCGTTTTCGTACCAGTTGCGCCGTATTGACAGGATCGTTCGTGATGACTTGTCAATGGTAATAACATAGGGCAACGCAATGCCTGTGGGCTTGCCCTTATCTGTGTCCTCAAACCCTATCAGGTCAATGTCAACGTGCATCTCCAGCAGGGTGTGCCTGTGATCAAGCTCGTAGTTGTCCGAGTCTCCCGTCATCCGGTCGTATTTCTGCTGTATCTCAGAAATGTCCGGTGTTGGTGCAGGCAAATCTATGTCTGAATAAAACCCAGCAACTTGCAACTTCCTGATTTCATTGGAAGTTTTCTTCATTACATGGGTGGCGCGTTCACACGTTGACAAGTCAGACGCACCATAACTGACCACAAAATCCTCTGCTGGCACAAACATGGCGCACGGTCTGCCCATACTTGGGTCAAAGTAGACTTTGCGGAATGCGGAGCCTGCTATTGGCAGGGAGAACAACAGCTTCTCTGTCTCCGTCCTGTACTCCGTCATACGCTGGGTAATCAGGTAGTTTAGGTAGTTCTGTACTCTGTGCGCCTGCTTGGTCTTTTCGTCGTCTATCTTGCCGACGATAGTGGTCTTTACAGGCCCGCTGGCAGGATATATCTCCTGTATGGTCTGGGCTTGAAAGCGGATGACCGCCTCAGACAGCATCGGGTGAAAGACGCCACAAGCGCCCTCCCACGGTGTAGACCTGTCCTCAAACTTTAGTCCTAACAAGTCAAGACCACGGACATAAGAGTCTTCCCAATCCGCACGGCTCATCCGGTCGGCGTCAAACTGTCCTACAAGTTCGCTCGCAAGACTGTCCAAGTCCCGCTCGTCCATGTACTCCGCTAGGTTGGAGCCATGCTCGACACCCATAAGGGCGGGCATATTCGGGTCGAAATCAATAATCATACCCCCGTCTTCGTCCATCACGCTGACAGACTCAGGGTTTTCGATTACGATCTCTAGCTCTTCGCCGGCCCCTTGAGGGCTGAAGGGCGTTGCTACGCGGTCAATAGCCACCTAGCCTTTGCCACCCATCTTGCCACCCTTGGTGTCCATCTTGTTTTTCATGGTTCTGCCGCCCTTGAAGTAGCCCTTGGTTTTGGGAACTTTCTGGCTGGCAACGCCACCTGCGGCCTTGCCTTCCTTATCAACAAGAAACGCTGGCTTCATTTCGCCATCGCTATCTCTTGCCATTGGCATTTTTCCGCCTGCCTTCATGCCCTTGGGCATCTTTTTCATCATGCCGCCC